ACGTCACGGCCTACAACAAATCCAAGCTGGTCAACCTGATTCTCGAGCAGACGCTGATTCCCAGCTATGTTCTGAACCAGGATCTGTACCAGAAGGCCTTGAATGTCCAGGCCGAGTTGATGGTGACGGCCAAGAGTGAAAAGGTGCGATCGGATGCGGCCAACTCGCTGCTCTCGCACCTGAAGATGCCTGAGAAGCAGACGGTTGAGCTCGATCTGACGGTCAAGGAAGACAGCTCCATTGGCCAGTTGCGGCAGGCCACCCTGGAATTGGTGCAGCAGCAGAAGCTCATCCTGCAGGCTGGTGTGATGAATGCGCAACAGGTGGCCCACAGCAAGGTGCTGGCTACCGGTTCTGTAGTAGATGTGCAAGCCAAGGAGATCTCACCATGACAGTCATTGCTTGGGATGGAAAGAACTTGGTCGCTGACAAACAGGCGACTGACTCGTGTGGGCTCAAGGGCACCGTCACGAAGATCGAACGCTTCGACTTCCACTACGAAGACGAGACGGTGGAAGAAGTCTTGGTGGGTGTGTGCGGTGACTTTTGCACCTCTGCAGCCTTGCTGCAGTGGTTCAAGGACGGGGCCAACCCGGAAGAGTTTCCTCCTCTGGATCCTGACCGCAGGGCTTCGCTGGTGGCGATCAGCAAAGAGCAGGGCATCCGCCTCTACACCGCTGGTCCGTACCCCATGCTGTTCGAGGACAAAACCGGTGCCTGGGGCTCTGGCCGTGACTTTGCCCTGGCAGCCATGCACCTGGGCCACGACGCCCTGAAGGCAGTGGAAGTGGCCTGCCTGTTCAATGTGGACTGTGGAAACGGGACGGATGTGCTGGGCTTCAGCGACATTCGATCCACGGACACCAAGCACTGATGGCTGCAGGCACCTCAGTAGCGAAGGCCCTGGCTTCGGCTGGGGCACGGGTCCATGAAGACGGCACTCCGTGGAAGGTCGAGGATTACCTCAACGCCACGGACTACGAAGTCGACCCTGCTTATGTCCCTTCGGACTTCGCTCTGGGGTTCATCACTTTCATCAAGCTGGTGAACGGTGAGCAGGGGGAGGAGAACCTGACCCCCCTGGTTCACTACTACATGCTGGACACGTTGGTCTGTGGCGGCAGGCGAATCATCAACTTGTGCCACCGGGGCATTGCCAAGACCACCCTGATGGGTGAGTACTTGTTCCTCTACGTTGCCACTTACGGTGAGCTGCCGAACTTTGGCAGCGTGAGCCTGGCCCTGTATGTCTCTGACTCCATCGAGAACGGCGTCAAGAACATGCGGAAGAACCTGGAGTTCCGTTGGGAGAACTCAGACTTCCTGAAGAAGTACGTGCCGGAGACTCACTTCACTGACATCCGGTGGGAGTTCCGGAACGCTGACGGCAAGGTCTTCATCGTCAAGGGCTACGGTGCCAAGACCGGTGTGCGGGGAGCCAAGGAAATGGGGCAACGGCCCCAAATGGCGGTGCTCGACGACCTGATTTCGGACGAGGATGCCCGTTCCGCAACGGTCATTGCAGCTGTGGAAGACACCGTCTACAAGGCGGTTGAGTACGCCCTGCACCCGAAGAAGAACATGATCATCTGGTCGGGCACTCCCTTCAATGCGAAGGATCCTCTGTACAAGGCGGTGGAATCGGGTGCCTGGGCGGTCAACGTGTTCCCTGTGGCTCAGGAGTTCCCGTGCCCCAGAGAGGACTTCCGTGGATCTTGGCCTGACCGGTTCACCTACGACTACGTTCAGAACCAGTACACCAAGGCTGTGCAGCTCGGGAAGCTGGACACCTTCAACCAGGAGCTGATGCTCCGGATCATGAGCGACGATGAGCGCCTGATCCGTGACCACGACATTGCCTGGTACAGGATCGACTCTGTTCTGCGGAACAAGGGCAAGTTCAACTTCTACATCACGACTGACTTTGCTACCAGTGAGAAGGAGAAGTCCGACTTCTCTGTCATCTCTGTCTGGGCCTACAACAACGCTGGTGATTGGTTGTGGGTGGATGGCCTGGTGAAGCGTCAGTTGATGGACAAGAACATCGACGGTTTGTTCCGGTTCTCTCAGATGTACCGGCCCCAACAGGTGGGGGTTGAAGTGAGTGGTCAGCAGGGTGGCTTCGTCACCTGGCTGCAGAACGAGATGCTCAACCGGAACATCTACTTCCCGCTGGCTAGCGAAGGCAACGACAGCAAGCCTGGCATCCGCCCGAACACAAACAAGTTGGTGCGCTTCAACACCATGGTTCCACTGTTCAAGGCACGGAAGATCTTCTTCCCCATCGAGAAGAAGAACAGCCCGGAGATCCAGCAGTTCATGAACGAACTGAGCCTGGTGACGCCTGGCGGCTTCAAGTCCAAGCACAACGACTGCAGCGACACCATCTCCATGCTGTCTTCACTCCAGCCCTGGCGGCCCAGCGAAGAGGCCCCCCTGGGCCTCGGAGATGGCGCCGGCATCTGGGAAGTCGAGTCTGGCCCTGCTTCCTCGAATCGAATGAGCTCTTACATCGTCTGATCGGATCCCTATGCAACTCTCCACTCTCATCGACAACCTGGCCGCTTCGGAGCTGGCACAGATCTCTCTCGGCACTTCCAATTCGGAGAACATCAGCGACGCCAACTTGGCGATCCTGGTGGGCCACGTGAACCTGGGGCTGATGGCGATCTACTCTCGCTTCAAGCTCAAGGAAGGCAAGCTGATTGTGCCGATCGAAGAAGGCGTGCTGCAGTACCCCTTGGCCGCAGAAGATCTGCTGAAGGTGGAGTCGGTCAAGACCGACACTGGCATGCCTTTCCCGATCAACGACAAGGGCAACCCCTACAGCTTGCACACCCCACGGGTGAAGCTGCTCGATGTTCCGGCAGTGGTGGTGGGGCAGGGGCCTGATCTGCCGGATGGCTACAAAACTGCTGCTCTGACGGTCGAGTACCGGGCTTCACACGCCCAACTTGAAGTCGAAGAAGTCGTCAACAACGGCGTCAATAGCGTGGAACTCGAGCTTCCCGGGGTCTACATGCAGGCTCTGATGTACTTCGTGGCTTCCCGTGCCCACAACCCTGCGGGCATGAGCAACGAATTTCACGCTGGGAACACGTGGTATGCCAAATACGAGGGGGAATGCATGCGCCTGAAGCTCGAAAACTACGAGATCGACCAGGCTGCGACGGTCAACCGAAAGGCTGCAAAAGGCTTCCCTTGAGGCCTTTTTCCCATGAAAAAAGCCCCCAATCGGGGGCTTTTTCGTTGCTGGGAGCTGCTCAGCTTCGGAAGAAGTAGTACAGGGCAAACAGAACCAGGGTGATGCCGCCACCTGCAGTTCCGCCTGCTTGAGTCCAGAAAGCGTCCCACCCGTCTTCGTTGTGCTTGGCCGGGTACTTTCTGTCGTAGTTCTCCTTCAGCTTGGCCAGCATTGCAGTCACAAGTTCACCGGAGATGAACGAGACCGCCATGGCCCAGTGCAGAGGCCACTTCAGACTGACCAAGATCAAGAAGACGCTGGGGGTGACCGCCACACGTGCAGCCATGCCCACCAGGAAGTGCAGACCCCAGTCGTGACGAAGGCCGAAGATCATGCTGCCTCCGAGAGCTTCTGCTTCAGGGCGTAGCCCATCAGGGGCCACAACTCCTGTTTTGCGTTGGCGATGGCGACGGCCACACCGATTTCAGCGTCGTCGTTCTCGGGCGAGACTGCGACGGATGGGCGGCCGGTGACGGCATACCCGCATCGCGTCGTGATGACTGCCCAGCGCAGCACTTGGCCACTGTGTGAAACGTGCTTGACCGTTTCCACATCCACGATGTTGGCTTCGAGGTCAGCCGGCGTCACTCGGGGAGCCGTCAGACCCTTGGCCTTGATCTCGGCTTCGATGGCGCTGTCGTCGGTGCGAGGAGATTCGATGCGTTCCATCGTCACTCCTTGGCTTCGGCTTGGTTGACCAGAGCCAGGCGCTCTTCGAGCACGCCCAGGTACAGCTCCATGAAGGTGTACTGGCGCTTCATCAGCTCCTGTTGAGCAGGCTCGACCTTGACCCAATCGGGGTTGGCGAAGAAATCCTGCAGCTTGAGGATGTTGCCCTTCAGGTCTTTGGCTTCGACAGCCAGGCGACCTTGCCAGGTCTTGGGCTCAGCAGCAGCTTTCGACTGCTTGGGGGTAGCTGCCGGAGCAGCAGCGTCGGGGGCTTGGGTTTCGGGAGTGGTCATGGTTTCTTTCAGGTGATGGGCTTAGCCGCCCGTGGAACCGAAGCCTCCGACCCCCCGGCCTGTGGCCGTGAGCTCTTCGTCTTCGGAGACTTCTTCAAGGCGCACGTCCAGGACGGGCACCAGAAGGAACTGGAGAACACGGTCGTCTTCGTTCCACAGGAACGGAGTAGGCGACTTGGTGCGGAGAACTGCTTTCCACTCACCCCGGTAGTCGGAGTCGATGACGCCGCAGGTGTTGTTCAGTTCCAGGCCGTGCTTGGCACCAGCGCCCGAACGAGGCAGCAAAAGCGCCACATACCCAGGCGGAACCTCAGCAGCAAACCCCAGAGGGATGGTTTTGTGCTGGTTGTAGCCAACACTGCCAGCAACTGGCATGTAAATATCGAAGGCACCCGCACCATCAGTACCTTTTGTCGGCATTCTGAAGTTTGGATGGAGCGCTTTTACTCGCATTGGGAAAGTTTCCTTTACAGTGTGGAAAGTGGATGAAGTGTATCCCAACATACTCAGGACAACACGGATGGAAAACCAAGCTGATACTACCCAAAACCAGGGTATGCCAGAGAAACTGGTGAATTGGGCAAATGCTCCGAAGCTGTCAGATTTGAAAGCTGACCTGGTCGAAGCAAAACCGATTCATGATGCCAAAACGGGCAAGATCACCCAGTGGCTGAAGAACCTGGAAGAGGGCGGCACGGCTCCTGCTGGAACTCCTGGAAACGCTTCCAAGATCGCCCCGAAACTGATTCGGAAGCAGGCTGAGTGGCGGTATCCAGCCCTGAGCGAGCCGTTTCTCAGCACTCCAGATGTGTTCAACGTCTCCCCTGTGACCTGGGAAGACCGCAAAGCAGCACAGCAAAACCAGCTTGTGTTGAACCACCAGTTCAATACTCAGATCGACAAGGTTCGATTCATCGACGAGTACGTCCGTACTGCTGTCGACGAAGGTACTGTTCTGGTTCGAGTGGGCTGGGAGTTTGAAGAAGTCGAAGTTGAAGAAACCGTGGCTGATGCCAGGTATGTCATCGACCCCAACTTCGGCTCAACCATCGAGTTCTTGGAGCAACTCAAGCAGCAGGATCCGGTGCGCTACAAGTTCGAGGTGCCCGATGAGCTCAAGCAAGCTCATCTGCTTTCGCAAGAGCACGGTGCCCCTGTTCGTCCTGATGTCCAGAAGTTCACCAAAGAGAGGGGCTTCAAGACCGTCAAGAACCGCCCGACTGTTGAGATCTGCGACTACCGAAACGTGGTTGTAGATCCCACCTGTCACGGGAACCTGCGCAAAGCCCAGTTCATCTCGTTCTCATTCGAGAGCTCGATTTCTGAGCTGAGCAAAGACTCGAAGTACAAGAACCTGAACTTCGTGAACCCCAGCAACCACTCGGTGCTGGCGACTCCGGACCACGGATCCAGCAAGGATTCCGGGGCTGAGAACTTCAACTTCAAGGACAAGGCCCGGCAGAAGTTCGTGGTTCAGGAGTACTGGGGTTTCTGGGACATCGACGGCAGTGGCAAGACCGTGCCGTTCGTTGCAGCCTGGGTGGGTGATGTGCTCATCCGCATGGAAGAAAGCCCGTTCCCGGACAAGGAACTGCCCTTCGTCCTGGTGCAGTACCTGCCCAAGCGCAAGAGCACCCATGGTGAGCCTGACGGTGCGCTGCTGGAGGACAACCAGAAGGTGATGGGTGCAGTCACCCGAGGGATGATCGATCTGTTGGGCAAGTCAGCCAACGGCCAAACCGGCATGCGCAAAGACATGCTGGACACCACCAACCGTCGCAAGTTCGAGGCTGGTCAGGACTACGAGTTCAACGCTAACGTGGACCCTCGTGTGGGCGTCCACATGCACACCTACCCGGAGATTCCTCAATCAGCCCAGTTCATGCTCCAGATGGTGAACATGGACTCGGAGTCCCTGACCGGTGTGAAGAGCTTTGCCGGTGGGGTCTCTGGCCAGAGCCTGGGTGATGTGGCTGCCGGTGTTCGTGGCGCTCTGGATGCTGCATCCAAGCGTGAGCTCGGCATCCTGCGCCGACTTGCTGAAGGCATCGTTCAGATCGGCCGCAAGTTCATTGCCATGAACGCGGAGTTTCTGTCCGAAGAAGAGGTCATTCGGATCACCAACGAAGACTTTGTGCTGGTTCGTCGTGATGACCTGGCCGGCAACTTCGACCTGAAGCTGTCGATTTCGACGGCAGAAGAGGACGACAACAAAGCCCGTGAACTGGCTTTCATGCTGCAGACCATCGGCAACGACATGGACCCTGGCATGAGCAAGATGATCCTCAGCGACATCGCTCGCCTGCGCAAGATGCCTGATCTGGCCAAGCGGATTGAGAGCTATCAGCCGCAGCCTGACCCGATGCAGCAGCAGATGCAGCAACTGCAGATTCAACTGCTGCAGGCTCAGGTGCAAGAAACCATGGCCAAGGCTATGAAGCTCCAAGCCGACAGCCAACTGGCAGGCGCCAAGGTGGGCACTGAGGCAGCCAAGGCGGGTGATTTGCAGTCAGCCGCTGATCTCAAGAACCTGCAGTTTGTTGAGCAGGAATCTGGGGTTACTCAAGCTCGTGATCTCCAACTCCATGGTGAGCAAGCCCGTAGCCAGGCTCAACTCAAGGTCTTGGATATGGGGGCACGGCGCGAAGAGAAACAAATGGACCTGGTCAAGGAGTACATGAAAGCCAGGATGATGAAGAAGGCAGCGTGATATTCTGATTTTCCGGTGTATATTCCGCCCAAGGAGTTATACCCCGTTGAAACAGTATCTCGGATGAGCACCAAACTACTTCAGAGCCTGGACAAAGATATTGAGCACTACAGTGCTGCAGTGAAACTCGCTGCAACACTGGAGCGTTTGATGAACAGCCGGGACTTCCAAGAAGTCGTGCTGACTGGCTACCTCCAAAAGGAAGCTGTTCGGCTGGTGCACCTGAAAGCTGCCAAGAGTGAGCAATCTCCTGAAGCCCAGCAGGCCATCGTGTCCAAGTTGGATTCGATTGGCCAGCTCCATCAGTACTTTGAAGGCATCCGAGCGCAAGCAGAACTTGCTCGGATGTCCCTGAATGCTGCTGAACAAACCCGCATCGAACTACTCGTCCAGGATACCTAACCAGAATGTCTGCCCAGAATCTTCAAGAAGACACCACCGTCGCTGACGATGCCTTTTCGTTCCTGGATCTTCCGGACGAAGAGCTGGTGAACTACACCCCGACTGGCCCTGTGACCAAGCCCGCTGCTGTGGTCGTTCAGGAAGCTGCTCCTGCAGCCGAGACCGTCGAGGAAGAAGAAGCACCTGGTGAGACCGAAGCTCCTGCTGCTACCGCAGGTGGCGAAGCTGCGACAACCGAGCCTGGTGAGCAAGCCGCCGAAGGCGACGCAGCTCACACGGGCGAGGGCGAAGCAGCGAATGCCACCAAGGCAGAAGACAAGAAGACCGAAGCTGAAATCCCTAAGGACAAGCCTGCTCAAGAGGCTGCTGCGGTGGACTACGAGGCTGCCTACAAGCAGCTCACGGCTCCGTTCAAAGC